GCTAATGGGGTGGATGCTGCGGTCAGCGCGGAGATTTTTTTATCGGCCATGATTTATTCCTTTAAGCTAAAACAGCGCCTTGCAAAGAAAGCACCCACCAATCAGTATCTACAAATTGCAAAATGCAACTGTCACCAACATTGGTAAAAGTTATTGTTGTCCCATTACCTAAGTTTGTAGGAGTTAAAACACCAGACCCACCGTCAACAAAATGCACAATGGTTTTAATTTGTCCTGTAGTTCCATTGGCTAGGGTCAATGCTTGAGCCACGCCAGTAGATGTAAATTTGGTTGTTGTTGTGGCTAAACTAATAGCCCCTGCACCAGATAAAATTTGAACCGAACCAACAAAGGGGTTGGACAAATTGGTAATGTAATTAACTGTTCCACTTGTAATCGTAACTGCGCCAAAACTATAAAAAGTTCCCGCTATAGTTCCTGTAATCAAATAAGTCCCCGCAGGAACAAACGCTGATTTGGGAGAACTTGCCGCCCAAGCCGCAACAAAAGCAGCCGTATCATCAGTCACCCCATCACCAACAGCACCAAAATCCTTGACACTCACACTCTCACGCAGCTTGGCTTGGACTGTTGTGGCGACTGCTCCAGAACCTGACTGGATAAAGCCCACCAAGGACGAGCCAGAGGAGGCCGCAAGCGCAGCGTAGATGTCTGCGGGATCAGCGGCTCCCGCTATGTTGTCGTAAGTGCCGATGGTGATAAACGCAGAAGTCTTTAAAACAAACTTGTAGCTCACGCCTTGGGTTAACCAAATTTCGGTTTGCACCCGGCCAGCAGAATTTAAAACAATCGGATTGGAATTGGGGACGTTGCCTGCGCTTGTCGTATAGGTGGTCGCAGCAGTCGATGTCCCCGCAAGGTAGGTGTACAGCAGACCCCCAGCCAAAGGAGTCCCGTTGTCAGTAAAGAACTGCCAGCCTGCGCCGCCAAGAAGGGAAAGATTGACGCTCATATCACTCCAGCAAGATCAAGCCGCCATCCTCTTGAACCAAATTGTCACTGTCTTCGGTCAAAAGGTTACTTTGCACAGTCGCATCCGCATATCCCGATAGAAACGAGATCACGCTGCCTAGCCCGATGGCTATGCCGTTTCGGACTGCAATGCCAAAGCTCATTGGATGTTAATCGGTTTGCAATAGATCGTACCATCTGTAGATACTCTAATTGCACTGACACGCCACACTGCACCTGTGCCCTGGGGCACTTTGAAAGGCACTGGGGTGAAAGGAGGGATAGGGGTGCTGCTGGTGGTGGCTGTTACGCCCTCGCCCACCAAAATGTAGCACGCCTGATCGGACCAGACCACAACACCTTGAGGGCCAGCAGGCCAAGTGCCGGTCACGCCAGCAGTGCCGGTGTAAGTAATGACTTTGCCGGGGAATGGGCCATCGGCCAGAGGGTTGAGAAGTTCCAAAATTTTCTCCTTACGCCAAGAAGCGCAACTTATACAGGGTCGAAAGATAAAGCTCAACGATATTATCTATCAGTTGTTGCAATGAAGTGTCGGTTTTTTCGCAAACCTCATAGCGCCCAGCTTCGATCTCTGCAAGCTGGTCTGTCAGAAACTCGATGATGTTGGTTGTCTTCTTAGCGCTCATCAGGTTGATTGGCCCGATCAGGCCATGCCTGCCTTGGTAGGCTTCGGCAAACGCATCAGCAAGGTCAATAATCTCATCGTAGAAGGTATTGAGCGCCATGTGCTTGCTAAAGCTGCGGGTGTTCAGATGCACGGAATGTGCGACATCCCGAGCCAAAAACAGCATCCCTACAAAATCGTTGCATTTCATTGTGGCATTCCTTGTTGCGGTGCGTATTCGGCGCTTTCAGGCATCATCTCATTTTGCTCACGACCTGGCATCTCGGCAACCAAGTCGCCAGAAGTAATCATCGAATGCACAGTGCCCATAACAATCTCTTGGATTTGCTCTGGACTCATGTTTGCTTGAACTTGTGCCAACCGTTTAGTCTCGGCCTCGTATGCCTTGACCTGTGCCTCAAAGTCTTTGCGCTCCATGTCTTGAGCCTCAATCGACTTGCCGACATTCTTGATCATCTCATGCATCTGATCCATCTCTTGGCCCATCGCTTGAATCTGCTGCTCTGCGGCCTGCAACTCTGGCGACTTGTCGCCGTCTTCCATGAGCTTAGGATCAATGGTCTTGGCAAAGCGTTTGGCCATCTCTTGAGCGCCCGGCCAGTCCATGTTCTTGATGAACAAGTCACCGGCAACAGCCCACAACTGTGGGTTGCCTTGCAGGAGCTGCGCCATCGCTTCCAGCGACTCTTGCCGCTTGGTGGCGTACCCAGGGCCTGTGGTCACGACCACATCGTACTTGCCTACTGCGGGGTTGTAAATCTTGTCGATCGTGATGCCCTGCTCGTCAACGATCCGCTTGACGGGTTCTTGCTGCATTGGGTCAATCTTGGCCATGTCAGTCTCGCCGTCTTCGCCAATGATCCGAGCAATCCGCTGGGTATCGTAAATCTTGGGAATCAGGTCCACCAGTTGGCGGGTCACATAGCGCACCGCACGGGCTAAGTTGTCAACGTAGTGGTATGTGCCGGTGTCCGACTCACGCTGGCGTGCAAGGATCGCCTTACCGCTGCGCTCGTTGCTTGCCATGCCCAAAGATGCGTTGTACTGGCCTGTGGTGTTCTTGATGTCCTCGGCTGCGCCCGACTTGGCCTGCAATAGACCGCTAGAGGCCATCGGCGGCTGCGCCCGTTGGGGCAGTGGCAGCGTTGCGCCTTGGCCATCTGTCACATCAGGGTTGACTTCCAAATACGGCCAGTTGGTCGTGTTCGCTGTCTTCCACTGTGTCTCATAACCCTCAAACTGACCGCCGTAGCCAATGAATGGCGCTTTGGGGGCCAAAGCCAGCATCTCAGCTTCTTGACTCACCCAGTAGTTGTACATCCTTTGGGCATCCTTGGCGTTACGCACAAGGCCCGAGACATATAAACGGCCATCAACTTCAAATTCGTTGCCTACCACCCGCACGACAGGAATGTGTTTGCCCGCCCAGTCACGCTCTTCAAGGATTTCGTAGCCGTTGATCTTGCAATACTTGACCTTGACCCGATCAGACTCACGGGTGCGGCTGGGTTTGCCATAGATTGCCGTTAACTGTGCATCTTCGGGCGTGCCCTTGAACGCTGTGGCGTTGCCAGGGTAGAGGTTCAGCGTTGCCTTGTCATGCTCGATGTAGTAGTAATCGGCAATCCGCACGGTGTCTTCGTTGAGCCACTGCGACAGATTTTGATCGCCAACACCGAGCGATTGCAAGGTTGTGATCGGGGCCGAGTCAGGATACATCCTCTCGTAGTCTTTCTTGGCCACATCCTCAGTGATAAAGCACCAGCGTGCATCACTGCCGCATGGGTCTTGGATCATCGGGTCCATGTAGACGCTAAATGAGTTGCGTACACGGCCAATCTTGATGTCTTGGTCAAACGTATTTGCATCGCAGTATTCGGTCAAGACCCTGATGTAGCCTTCGCCGGAAGACACTTGATTTTCGCAGGCGGTGTCGTAAGCCACATCCGCATCGCTGATGTACTCGATGTGCCGCACGATGCCGTTGAAGATTTCGGCGACTTCAACGTCTCCCTTATCATCGGCTGGAATAACTTTGCCACTTGGCCTGTTTTGGCGTTGGTCATTGGTCACCTGCCTAACGTGCTGGGGCAACTTGTTGATCGTCAAGCACGGGCGTGCGTTGATCGTCTGTCCCTGCACCGCCCCACGGGTTGCAAGCACATCTGCTGGCCATTGCCAATGGTTATCCGGTGAGCCAGCATAGAATTTCAGATCGTCAATCTCGTCTTCACGACTTTCAGATAACGCCGAAATAGCCATTTCCATACGGCTTCTGGCAGTTGCCAAAATGTCGGAGTTGCTTTTGTCTTTGGTTGAGCCGCCGTTAGCGACAGCCCCCGCAGCGGCGATGCCTGTGTAGTCAGCCATTATTTCTTCTTCATTGGTGGTGCTGCGCGTTTGACGGCATAACTTATCGCCACGGCTTGCTTGACTGGCTTGCCAGCAGCGACTTCAGCCTTCACGTTCTTACGGAAGGCTTCTGGTGTTTTCGACTTAACAAGAGGCATGATTATCCTTTATGCACCCATCCAAGATGTGATTGCGCCGCCGCCTTGGGCATTAGGGCGGCGTTTGGGTTCAGTATACTCCCTATGAGCGACAGGAAATGCAAACGTGACGCAAATAGCGTCAGCAGCGTCTGGAGATGCTAAACCCCTAGATTTCATGTCTTTCTTGCTCTCTAAGAAGATTGTTCCGCGTGAATCAGGCTTCATCATAGGCGAGATCAGGTCAGTTTTCAAGAACCGATCCAAGGGAATGCTGGCGCTTTTGAGCCACTCACGCATCTGCCCCCACATCTGCGCCCTCATATTGCCGTACATAATCGGGTTTTTAGACTTGTTGCCAAAGTTCACACCTTTGATCTTATATCGCTGTTCTTTGAGTCTGTCAACAATACCAGCCCCCAAGCCCCCCTCGTCGATCACCACCAGCGCAGGCTTGAACTCTTCTATCGCCTCGATCACATAGCCAACCACCGTCATGGTGTCGTCGCCCCTGTGGCGCATGATCTTCACGATGTCCCGCCCTTGGCGCACCGCAATCACCGTGGCATCGGCCCCAAACCGTGCGGGGTCCACGCCGATGATGATAGGCGCAGACAAATCCTTGTACTTGGGCCTTTGCATCGCATCATCGACGATATTGGCTGCGATAAACTGATCATCCCCCGCATCTGGGAACTGACCGTACACCTCAACGTGCGCCTGGGCCGAGTCAGGCCCGTATTCGTCAATAATTTGCTGATAAACAGCCTTATCCGTCCCCTCGACCTGCCTTGCATCGACTACTTTTGTTTGCCAAAACTCCCTTTTGGAGTTAAAACACTCGTAAAAATGCCCCGTATTGCGCCGGGGGTTAGAAAAAACAGTCCAAAAGCGGTTTGGTGTGTTTTCAGTAAAAAAACCCGATGCTACAGACCAAATACTATCCGGAATGCCTGAGCTTTCATCAAACACCAGCATTACACCATCTGCATTATGTAACCCTGCGTATGAATCTGGATTTTCTTCCGACCAAAGTCTACCTTCAATAGCCCAATAC